CCTGCACCATTGCCAAATCGTTGCTTAATTTGATCCACTAATGCAATCATGTCGCTTCCTAACATATCTGCTACATCTTCGATCATGTCCTGGAACTTCTTATTCATTCCTCTTGCGGCGATTACAACTTCAGCCTGTTCAATATCTGCGTCTTCGATTTCAGCTTCTGTTAAAGGATTAACACGAGCCATTTCTTCATAAATTTCTTTATGTAAAACAGCACGAGCATAATTTACGCCGCTTCGACTTGCTAGTGTGTCAATTTCAGTTTTAACTTTAGCTAATTCTTCACGTAGACGTCGTCCACTGATATTTTCTACTACGATGCTTTCTTTACGTAGTGCGCGGCGGGCCGCTTGTGCTGGTGTTTTTGTAATTGTAATGTCGTTAAATTTCATAGTGTTCTCCGATATGTTATTTAGTGCCTTAGGATGTGTTATTGTTCTTAATTATTTTGTTAAATGAATAATAACATATCCTAACATAGCTAGCAGTCCAACAATAACGGTTGCTGTTGATGTAACCATGATTTTAAATTTTTCATCTTTGGCATTGGTTAACATACTTTTAATTTCAGACAGATTTTTTTGATTTTCTGCTTTAAACGATGAGAAATCAACATGTAAGTGGTCAATTCTACTCTCTACTAAGTCGAATTTTTCTTCTAATCGTTTATACCTCTCTGCACATAGTTCAACATGCATCTCAAGGCTTGTGTTTTCGGTAATTGGTACGTCGCTCATTTCAGGTTACTATCATTGGTAAATCACAGCCAAGCTCTAGCTTACTGTGGTTAAATCTAACAAAATGAGCCTGGGTGAGTTATAAGTGACGTTTGTGTTTCAATTATATTTAGCTAAATTAAAAAGAATCGTGGCGGATAAAAAACGTATTTTTGTCTGGTCCATTTGTTAAAATGGTACCATTTAATGGTAACGTTTCATTTAGTCCAGTAACCATTTGTAATCCATGGGCTTCGGATGTAAGGGTTTCTTCAGACATTTGACCAATGGCACTGGCAATCCACTTGAAGCACCAAACTCGATTTAGACCATTTAAATTTTCGCCAAACAAACTGTTGTCAATATCTTGATTCTCAATGCACTCAATTCCAGCCAGCAATGGTTGTCCCCTGCTATTAATTACTCGCATTAAATTATTAAGATTTTCTCTACTGCCTTCGCTTAGTGGTCCAATGTCGTACAATGTCCAAGCAGTAAAGAATTCAGGATCGGATCCAAAATGTGCCCCAGGAACTGACCAGGATTTTTTTTCTGACATAAATTAAATATGCCTACCGACTGCATATCCAATTGCGGCAGCGGCACCCACTTTGGCAACACTTGACAAGAATCCGTTACTGCTTCTTGATCCAGAAACTACACCAGCCCCAAATGCTGACACTTCAGCATTATGTGATGTTTCTAATTCCCAGTTTTTGTTTCTAGCAAGATTCTCAATCATTGGTAATAAGTCGCTTCGTTTTCCACGAACTCTATAATATTGCAATAATCTAGTTACACATAACTGACGTTGGTGCGATGACAAGTTTTCCCAATCTGTAATTAATCGGCGCAGGCTTTTGTAATTACTAACATCAACTCCCATTTGTCCTTCTATCCTATACATTAATCTAATTGCAGTAGTTCTATCAATGTTGCCATATGATATACCATGAAGAAAATCTTTTACCATTTTAACATTTGTATGAAGCTGGGATGACAAAACTGAATTTTGTTCTGTTGCTTTTAGCATCTGTGCGGTGTTGCTTCCGGGGTTTGTGATAATGTGCAAACCTTGATAAAGGTCAGTTCCGCTTACCCGAGGCCTTGTAAAATTTCCAAACCCAATCGTTCTAGTTGCATAATCTTGTGCAAATGGTCGTGTTTCAAATTCTTTACTTAACAAGTATAATGTTAATAAATTTAAAAAAACACTGTCAGCCGCATCGCGCAATGTAAGCTGACTTAAACTATTATTGCGGAACATCTTGCTTTCATTGCAGTTTTCTTTGATAAAACTAAAATCTTCCATGTTTAACCTTTTTTCATGAACACTGGACGGTTAACATATTTAATTTTACCGTGTGGTGTAGCAGATACAAACCCCTCGTGGCCTTGTGCTGTTCGAATTGAATCTTGACTTTGGCCTGATAGCTTATCCAATTGGTCTTTAATTTTATGTTTAACTATTGTAATCCCTGCAACAATGTCCCAGGCTGTGTGGAATGCATCGTTGAACTCATTAATATGTTTTAAGACATTTTCTTGTTTGTTTGCTGTTAAGCCGCTTGGGCCTTTTACCCAATTAATGAATTCATTTGCAATGGTATTACCGTTTGTAATTTCTTGACCTTGTCCGGCCTTGTAATTAATGAAACTTTTAAAAATATCTGGAAAATTGGAGATTTTTAAATTTCCAATTGTAAACGGATCTAGCATGTCATTGATACGTTGTGCCGCAGGGCTTGAAATTAAAACCTTGACTTTTTCTATCTCAGCCTTGGGTAATTTAATTTTCACATCGCTGGCAATTTTTGTTTCTGGACCTACAACTACAAGGCCAGGTACATCTTTAAGACCTAATTGAACTGGTGTTGTAGGTACTGGTTCTCCTTCTGCACTGGCTGCTTCGTCAACCGTGGGAAACACACTATGTACAACAATTCCTGCTTTACTTCTGGCAATCTTCTTGCCAAGGTCAATGCCGCTGTCAACGCTGTATGGAATTTTGTTCGCTTTAAAATTAACAACATCATCAGTGGTTGAAATATCTGAATTATCCATCCATAACATATCACCTTGGATCATCTGGCCAACTAAACTATTTGGTGTTGCTCGCTTTAATAAATCATAAACTTGCCCAAATCGCTGTGCATATACATCACGCCCTGGTTGGTCAGGTTTTCTATTAAAGATCATTGCTGTAACTTCCTCAGCATTGGTTGGGCGCCCATTATACTTTTTGGCCCCTATACCTGCTTTATCTGTAACAATGAAATTCTGTTTATCAACCCAACCAAATATCACTGCCGGACTTCCGTCCCATTTTATTGTAGTTGTACCTGCATGATCAGTTGCAGAATGTACAATTGCAGAAAGCGCACGTTGTGCCCCAGCCAGACCATTTTCATCAAACATAATATCTTCAGGATGGTCAATGCGAGACTTGGCCTCAACTACCATTGTTTTCTTAGGTGTTGCTATTTCAAAAATCTTCATGGTGGTGTGTGCGCCTTTAGATAATCAACTCTTGCCTGTTCATATTCAGCATTGGCTCTGTTGATAAAGTCCTCGTTGCTCTCACCTGTGTTTGGAACTACTCGTCGGCGAGCGGCTTCTCCTGCGTCGTGTGCTTTTTCAAAGGCATCTTCAACTGCTGGATCACTTGGCTTTGTTCCTGGTGCCGATGACTGTGTACCGCTGATATTCATATTATCAATAAGGCCTAATGCACTCTTTGCCCATTCTCTATAAAGATCAAAAGAATGGTCTGCTTTACGCCCATTTGTTGATTCTTTAGCTGCCAGTGCTAGCCATGTAGTAAACTGAGCCTGTAGCAATGCTGTAATTTTATCTTGTGCTGTTGCAATTGCAGTTGCATCCAAGGTATTGTCATGTGATGCAATCAGTGTCTTTAATTGCACTGGACTAAACAATGGCGGGACGGCTGTTGTCAATGATGTTAACTTATCAGTTGGCATTGGCAAGTATTTGTCTTGAATTGTCTTGACCAGCTGAACTATCACAGTTTCCATATTGTCTTTAAATTTTTCATTTGGGTTCAATGTTTTAAAGATACCAGTAGTTGGATCTAGTACTTCTTTATTAAACTGCTCGCCTTCTTGCTCAAATTTAGTTTTTAACCCAGCATCCAATGATGTTTCAGAATCTGAATCTTCTTTTTCTGTTTGAATAAAAATAATAGTACCAGCAACAATTAAACTGACTGTTTTAATAGTAACATCAAAGTCGCCATCAATTGTAGCAGAGTTAGTCAGGATAGCTTGGAATATATCTCGAACTCTATTATCGTCTGCAACCGAGCCATTAAGCAACATTTTTAATACAGCATCTTTATTTGCTCTAATAGTGCCTTGTATTTCAGTTGCAGTTACTTCATTGTTGTCTTTGGCCGCAAGCTGTATACCTACCTGCATTACTTGCTTGTAAATCATACTCAATGGAACTGGAGTTGAGGCATTTTTTATAGCATTAAGTTGATTACCAAGTCTCTGAGTAATTTTAGGAGTAGCTGTATTTGCAATGGTATCTGCAAATTTATTCAAAGCGGCGTTGTTACCCATTAATGCCCTAACTACACCAGTTGGACCATCTTCGCCAGCCATGTTTTTGACTTTGGCAATTAAATTGTCAATGAACCCTTCTTCTAGGCTTACTTTTTGTAGTTCTTTAATTTTCACTGCTCGCTTTCCTTTATAGCTCTTACTCCGCGAGTAAACTTAGCAGTATCACCATTTTTAATGGCCAATTGCAATCGACGAACTAGCTCTTCTGCTTGATGAGGAGGATAGTTTTGTTGTATAACTTCCATTAAGTTAATAACTCGTGCAATAGCCTGAGTTGCTAGCCCTTCAACCAATAGGTGTTTATCTTGCTTCGGTACCAAGCCGGTAATTTCGTCTAAAATACTTCGTGTCTGTTTACGCATAGTAAGTTATTTATCCAATTAAATTTAGATTTCACGAGTTACAATTGCTGTTAATTGCTTCCTTGCGTCTGACACACCTGTTGAAACAGGCATAGATTTGGCTGTTGTTTCTGATGTTACCATGGGTTTATCCCATGCATGAGTACCAGTTGGTTTTTCCCATGATGTGGATGCAGTATTGACAGTGGTTCCAACATTGGTTTTTCTTTGGATTTTATTGTATGTAGATGCGGCGCTGTAGGTGCTTGGGGCAGTGTCTTCTGTAGAATCGCTGATACGCAAAGTATCAGGATTAAAACTCAAATCAATCTTTTGCCCAACTGCACTTGAACTACGTGTTTTCATAAACTGAAGCTGAACCGTTCCCCGCTCTCGCATTGCAGGAGTACTGTAGATACCAAAAACGTTGTCAGCTGTTTGGATTTTACTTAAACCACCAGCAATCATTGAATGATCAAATTCAACACTTTCAACTGCACTACGATTTAACTGAGATGCTGTTGCTAATAGTAATTGTTCTGTGACCACAAGATTACGTAATTCTTCTGCTACCAGCTTGTCTTTGACAAACATGTCACTCACGCTAATTTTTTGACTTGCTGGCATCATTAGGTCCAAGTAATCAACCAAGATGGCATCTACCTTAATCTTGCGTTGAGTTTGAAATTCTCGTACCCATGCTAAAATATCATTGGCAGTAATACCGTTTGTTAACTGCACAATTTGTAATATGCCAGCCTTCTTTCCGTTCATGCGAACCTTGAGATCAACATCATCTAATCTTTTAAATACTTCACGAGTTGGTGTGTCTGTTAGCATAGCATCCATACGCATACTGCACAACCCCTCTGAAAGTTCTAACGAAAAGTAAACAGTATTCAGTCCTGCCATTGCCCAATTCAAGCCCAAGTTCTGTAAGAACAAACTCTTACCTGCACCAGATGCACCTGCAAAGATATTCAACTCACCTCTATTAAACCCACCGTATAGTTTGTCATCAAGTGTCTTCCAACCTGTAGTCAATTGTCCGTTGTTGTCTTTGAGTGCTTCTAATCTTGCCTTTGGATCTGCAAAGTAATCTGTACCAAATGTCTTTGGCAACCCAACTTGTACTGCTTCTTTAATAAGCTTTTCAACTGATCCGTACTGACTCTTATCTAGCAGATCTGCACTTTGTAAGATTGCTTTTTCTAACGCCTTGTGTCTTGCAAAGCCTTCAAACTCAGTTAAGAACCATGAGCTGTGTTCAATTGCCTGAGTTTCTAGGTTTGAAAGATCTGTGTTTGTTGTTGCTTTGACTTGTGTAATATCTGGAATGTTGCCATGTTCACTTACATACGTCTTAATAAATTCAGCCGCGGCACGCAACCTACGATCAAAATGTTCTGGATCTAATACGTTTTGGCATCTGGCAGCCAGGTCTCTATTACTGACCAAGAAGTCCAAAAATAGTTTTTGTAATTCATAGCCATATTCTTTTATATCATTTGCCATTAGTTATTCCCCCATCGTAAGGCCATTAGTGCGGCATTTTCTTTTTTGTTGAAATTAAAAATCATATAATCTTCTGTTAGTTCTGTTTTGTACGTGTCACCTGGTAATCCAAATTCTTCAATTGCCCATGCACATACATGGTTCCACCATTCGTCAGTATCTTGGCCAAGTTTCCAATCAAGTTTAATTTTATACACACCACCGCCTTGCTAATAATTTAATCTTCAATGGTGAGTGCTCTATTGCCGTTAACACACTTTGTAATGTGGCCACTCTGCCAAATTCTTGAGCAGCCTGATTGGCATCTTTAATTCCATCTGGCCAGTCTGGAAAACTTACCGACCATCCCAATTCGGCCGCTTGTAATGCTAATTGTAGCCCTGCGCGATCTCGGTCAGGTAGTATAACTGGGTCATTATCAATATCTTCAATGATTTTGGCCTGTTCTGGACTAATATTATTAGTCATTATGGCCACTGCATCTAATGTTAGTGCATCGTATTCGCCTTCGACTACTAATGTATACTTGCGAGATGTATTTTGATGATCAAGATTAAAAACAAAGTTTGATGGTCTACTTGCAATCATTTTTGCAGTTTTCTTGTCAGGCACATCACCAATCCACCTGGCAGAATAACCAACAATCTTTCCATCGCTTACATATGGAAGTATAACACGATTGTTCATTCCTTGTATGCTACTTGTACTAGTAAACCAATCAGTTAATTCTAATACTCCGCGACTGTCCAAATACTCTGCTGCCGCTAGTGTTATGTCTTGTATCTCCCACGGAAACTCAATTTCTCCCCAGTTTGGTTTTTTAAATGGCTCTTCAACAAATGTGTCATCCTCAACTACTTGGTCCCACAGTTGAATTTTTAATCGTTGTATCTCACCATCGTCAATGCCAAATGCCCGCATTAATTTGGTTAGTTTAAATCCCAATCTACTGCCAGGGTGCCATCCGGTTATCATGTGGCAATTAAAACATTGATATGCCACCTTGCCACTATCAAATCTAAAGCCGCCACGGTGTCGGGTATCAGGACGGGCTTGCCCGTTCTGTACACACATAGGGCAATTCACAGTCATCCAACCGTTAGTTGTTGACTTTACGATGGGCAGATGTGCCCGAATAGTGGATTCAATAAGACTCATGTTGAGTGTATATATTACACTCTTATTAAGATCTTGTCAAGTGTTCCTGCGTTACTTCGTGAGTTAATTTTAATAACTCGTAGCCATCGAATACTGGCATAATAATTATATGGGTCAATGCCAGTAAACCCATTAAGCGTCAACGATACAGAGCTGGTATCTTGTGGCTTCAAGTCTGCCCATAATGTTAACCCGGTTACTACTTCATCAAAAGTACCTTGTACAATCAGTGTCCCTGTCCAATTGCTAGCATACACACCAACTGTAAATAGCGCCGTGTCTTTACGATAAAATAAAGGTCCATTGACTGCACTTGATACTAAAAGGCTATTGGTATTTTCTGTGCTAACTTCAGTGAAGTTTGTTATGATCTGAGTACTTCTAGAAGTTGGAATAACTTCATCTTTTACTTCTACATCAAATCCAGCCTGTTGTGCGCGATTCCATGTTAAAGCAGTTTCTAATCCGTTTCCATCAACAAATGTTGCACTAAGAGTGTATATTCCCGAACTTAGCATCATTAAATCTCTGGCATATACTGTTAATCTGGCTTGCCCATTTTCGGCAACAGTTGGCATTGCACGACGACGGAAAATTGTTGTACCTGACGATCTATCCCAAAATGTAATTGTTACTTCCCTACGCAATAAGCTCACCGGGCGTCGATCGCCTCCGGAAATAGTTAAATCTAATAGATTGTCAACCCCTTTAAACCAAACAATGCGTTGGTCGGTGTAGCTTGGTGCATGTCTTGTAGCACTTGGGCCAGTGCCAGCGCCGGAATAATTCAGAGAAGCTGTTGGAATGGATGTATTTAAATTTGCCATACGTTTATTTAGCCGGACACCCCTATGATCAAAACACTAAGTAATATACCATGGACAATAAAATTAGAGAGTTCTTAGAAAGATTTCCATTTATGAGTTTGGTTCGTTATGGCGACCAAGAACTTGTAGGCATTATTCAAAACAGCGATGCTGTTGTTGTTACTATGTATATTTACAATCTTTTACGGGACGACTTAGATAAAACAGAATTTTTAAGTGTAGGTGCAGAATGGTGGTGGGGGTCAAACCGAATAATTCCTATTAATATTGTACTAAAGGAACCAATGCGAAGATTTTCATACGCATTGAAGACATATTCAACTAAAGACTTTGAAGTACTGTACGGCCATCAAACTAGTCTTACAAACGTTATTACCAAGCGTACAAAGCGGCGGCAAATTAGCCTTGTACGTAGAATGGATTAACTATAACCGTAGCTTATTTGCTCACAAATCAAATTCATTTGTGCAACAATAGCAACTGCATAAGCAGTGGCGTGACTCTTTTTAAAGAAATAATCATCAGATGTTGGTTTAATCCAGACTTCTTTCATAATAGTCGACCATGGCTTTCCAATCAGATAACGTTTTGCCGGGCGTATCATTCCAAGAACGGCAGCTAATTGTTCCACAGAAGTAGGGCAAGTCTTTCTCAGTACATCTCCGTGTCCGTTTAAATGAAATAACAGATTTACAAACTCATCTTGCTGTAACAGGTCCCATAATGGCTCCTGGCTTGCAAGTTGATCTAAATGTTCTTTGCTTTTTACTTGTTGGTATAGGCTAACGTTTAGCAGATCTACTTTAAAAAATCCAAGCTCTTCAGCTGTTTGATAATCCACTTCACACCAACCAGTGAATGGATTAATTGGTACCGGATGAAAATACACACCAGTTTTGTGTTTTTGTTTTGTACCATTTTGCATCAATTGCATAGCAGGCACATGGTCTAATAGATTTAAAATCTCTTCTCTATTTGCAAAGTCAATGTCAATGTCTGGTTGGCTCATAAAAGCAACTTTCTTTTAATTAATTCAACTAAACTATCTTGTTCAGCTTTCATCTCGGCCATAGCTATGGTCATAGCCTCCATCCGAGTAATAAGCAGTTTCAGTCGTTCTTCTAATTCTGCAAATCTAAAACCTGCTTCATTGTCGTGTTTATCCACTGTGCCTCTACTGACGCTGTTTTTAATTTTTTTATCCACCATTCTGTATCCACATGTTTAGCAACTGTTTCAATTTGACCTGGTTCCATTCGATCTAATAAGTCTTGCGCTGCCTCTGCTGAATAGATAATCCATGGACTTAGTCTGCCCATTACTACCATGTTCATTGCTGACGCAGGTGCAATTTTATTAAAAAATTGAGTCCAAGGTTCTCCAGTTGACTCACCCCACTCTCGCATGGTAAGTATAGTTTTTTCTAACGCTCTTTCAGCTGTCTCCTTTTTGGCAGCTTCCTGAACATATAATTGGTATGTGCCAGGTTTTTGCCAATCGCCCAATCTTACTCCCATTTTAAACAACCAGTGTACAAATTTATCACTGTCAACTGGTCGAAGTTCGATCAAATAATTAGCAAATTTTAAAAATCCAATATAGTCTGGACTTTTAATAAAATCATCCAAGCTTTTTTCTTTTTTTGAGTTTGGGCTGACATATTTCATAAAGTCAATCCATACACTAAAAGCAATACGGCTTGGTGGATCATCTTTCGCCATCCATCTGTGCTTTCGCTCACACATATGACTACTCAATGTACGTTCTCTTGTAAAACTCTTGTTGCAGAATCGACATTGATAATCCAACATACTATTTAAATAAATCCTTAACTTGTTTATCACCCATGTTTTTAGCCTGAGCAATTTCTTCTAACACATCCATGCCATTGACTTCTCGAAATAGTTCAATCTCGTCATCGTTGAGTTGTGGAAATTGTTCTATTAACCACGATGCCAGCTTGTCCTTTTTTGCACCCTTGGGTGGTATGAACTCATGTCTTAATTTTTGTCCTAGGCCTACTAACGCCATTACACGCCAGCGCATCTCTTCGTGTTTACTTGTTGTTGCAATATAATCAATATTTGATAATTCGTTAATTGTAACCAAATAATGTTCTTGTATATCTCTACTACCTTGTACTTGACTGGCCCATCTCTGCGACATGTAAGTGCTCAATGACTTTTCATCTTCGTTGCTGAGATTGCTATAATAGTCGCCCTTGCGTAGATCTATGGCTGCCATCACCTGTTCAATAGGTAGCTTGTATGTTGCAGATGCTGGTGTTTTCTTTTTAGTGACCATGTAGTATTTTAAAACCAAATTTTGTTTAGGTCAAGTACTTCAGGAATCTTATTTGTCTCTTTAAGAAAAAATGCACATGGCGGAGCCGTACCTGCTGTTAATGGAACAGTTAATACATGTCCAAATTTTAACTTAGGAACATACCATTTGACTTCTTGATAAATGTTTACTACCTCAACTTTATGCCACTCTGGCTTGTAACCATTAATAGGATTAAAAACAAATGCACTAAATCCTCTATCGTTGATACTCATAACGTTAATTACCTCAGGGTCTCCATGATCTGGTTCTCCAATAATTAACGACCAGTCCAGTGGTACTTTAAGTTCTTGATTACCAATACGCAGTACCGCGGCTGGACAACTAAAACTTTCTAAAAATACCAATGGTACAAAAATGTAATCTACATCAGCTGGATTACTGTAGTCAAGTACTCCGTATCTTAGATCCTCACCAATTTCATCAGGTAACCTATCTAAGTCATAGGTGACATTGTCTACTGTTAATATGTTCATTTATAAATTACCTTTTCTGTTTTATGCGGATAGCTTGCATCATCGTAAAATTTCTTTCGTTTAGCTAAATGTCGCTTGGCAAATTTTGCTGTACTGGTTATATCCCAAAT